AGTTTTCTTTCAAGAAGAGGGCAACAAGTTAGATGTATTGATCAAGCACCCGACCTACGAAGCTCGACCCATTGAGATGGGCTCCGGAGCAGAGAAGACTCTTGCATCTATGGGCATTCGCTTGGCTCTGCTGTCGGTGTCATCGCTTCCGAAGGGTAATATCTTTATTCTGGATGAACCCGGGACAGCTTTGGATGCGGACAATATGGAGGGCTTTATCCGTATGTTAGATCTAATTAAGACGTATTTTAAGACTGTCATTCTTATCTCTCATCTAGATTCCTTAAAGGATATCGTCGACACTGAGATTACTATTGATAAGAGTGGCGGATTCGCGAGGGTAAACCAATGAACGCAGCATTTTGGGAAGCACTTTTAGCAGGACTTGGGTTCGCTACTTGGGGGGCTCGTAAGAAGGATCAGGCTCCCAAGAAAACTGATAAGCCTGCATAAAGTATTCCTTCATTACTCTGATCCGAGTATCCCGGCCGCCGGCATACCAAATCCAAGCAACTAGTTGGCCAATGTGGGATACCTTGCCCATTGTGTTTCGGATGTCTTGCTCGATCCATTCAAGGTGATAATCCTCGATATCTCCGACATCTACGTCTAGGTCCAGCCCTATGCTATAGAGGGCATACCAATTTTGGCTCTCGTATGCTTGCTTGGCCTGCTTAAAGGTGTTTTCTATTTTAGCCACCTGTCTTTCTGGTAGGTTCTGAGACGCCAGTTTGTCGGGATGCGTACGCGCCGCAATCTTGTAGAAGAGCTTTTTAACATCCGACTCTTTAATATCAGAGGGCTCCTCACCTTTTTCTCCAAGCTCTATACCCTCAGGAAATTCTTCTGTTACTAAGAGTTCACTACGCTTTGTGTCTGCGTTGCTTGACTCCTTCTCGGCCTCTTCTAGTATAGCCTGATTCTCCTCTTCCTCTCGTTGTCTTTTCGCAATCGCCTCTTGCTGCTGTTGAAGTCGCCTGGAGATAATCTCCTCTCGCAGTTTTGTAAATTCCCTCTTATCGTCCGACTTGAAGAGGGTATTGGTGATCCGGTTGAACTCCTGCGTAAACTCAGATTTTGCGTCAGAAAGAAGTTCTTCGTGGTACTCTAGATCTGCGTGCACAAACTCTGCTTTTTTGAGCAGTTTGTTAAATTTAAGTTTGATTTGCTTAGACATACATTAGGCTCAGTGCTAATTAGTGTACGAGGTGAGATATGATGAGGCACATTTTAGACAAAGGACTAGAGAAAATAGTTTCTCGAAAGTTGTTAGCCTGGGCTACTGCGACGGCTTTATTGTTGTTTGCAGATCTTGCGTCTAGTGATTGGGTGATTATTACCACCGTCTATATTGGCGGCCAAACTGTTATTGACGCCGTAGCTAAGCTAAAGGGGTATTCAAAATGATGAAAGCAAAACTGATTCTCAAAAAGTCATGGCTGTTAGCTAAAAAGTTTTGGTGGGCCATCGTTATGGTTCTTATTATTGTTTGTGCTGGCTTGATTAGCTGGGCTACCCGTAATGCAGGTCTCCTAACAAAAGCGCTTGAGATGCTAGATGCCAAGAGAGATGCTCATGATCAGGAGATGGAAACACTTGCTCACATCCACAACACAGAGATTGCAGAAAAGAACCTCAGGCTCGAAGAGCACCTGAAGCGCCGCTCGCAACTCAAAGAGGATTTTGAGAAGAAGGGCGAGAAGTTAACCCGACAGAAAGAAGCAGAGCTTAAAAAGATTGTCGATGAGAGTTATACTAATCCAGATGAACTTGCTAAGAAGATAGCAGAAGCATTTGGATTATAAACTATGATTAGAAAAATAATAGCACTATATTTGGCCGTATTTTTATCCGTTGGTTGTCCCGCTTCGGTGGTGTTTGCTGAAGAAGAGGTGGATGTGGGCCTTCCTGACTACACTATTCTGCCAGTAGAGGCCGGTGATGTGGTACCTTTTGATGGGGTTCTTCTCTCGCTAGATGCAGCCGCCAAGGTATTAAACGAAAGAAAGTTTGAAAACGCCGAGTGTGACCTCCGCGTGGAGTATGAGTTACAGGTTCAGAAAGAAAATTACGAATTGCAGCTCGCATACAAGGATATTGAAATTACATCTTGGAAGGATAAGCATGAATCAATGATGATTCTAAAGTCTGCAGAGATCGATCGCCTCACAGACCTGGTGATGAGTCAGCCACCAGATAAGGCCCCATTTATGGTTGCGCTTGGGTTTGGGATTGGCACCCTGACTTCTTTAGGGATATTTGCTCTATCGACGGAGATAGTTCGTGAGTGACAAGCAAGAGTATGTAGCGAAGCTTGAAAAGGCCATAAGCCAGAAATATGGCGAAGAGGCAACACACAACCCACGCCGTTTTTGGGACGAGGAAAAAGAGAAACAATATATTGAACAGAGCAAAGCAGAGCGCCATAAGTTTGCCAAACTTGCTGAATCCCAAGACAAAGTAGAAGCAGATGGTTTTTTAATAAACAAAAAACTACTTAATAGAGACCACAATAGGACTTGTCCTGTTTGTTCGAAATATTCCTTTCATCCTCGCGATGACTTGTACATGAATAAATTTGAAGCCTGTTTCAGGTGTTATGTGCAATACATCGAGGATCGAGAGGAGCGATGGCAAACCGGTTGGAGACCGAATAAGGAAGAATAAAATGGCATCAGTATACGACATTGTAAAAGGAATTAACCAGGCAGCCGCAAACGCATATGACGGCGCCCATGAAGAGAGCTTGCAGGCAGATGCCCGAGCACGAACAGCTGGTCTTACCCGAGAGGATGGCCACTATATTAATGACCGCCGCGTTATGGACGGCTTTAAGGTATCGTTCCACGGTCCGCTCCTGCGCCTCAACTATCAGGCAGAAGTTCGCATTAAGGATGTAAAGGATCCTGGTTTTGAAAATGAAATCACCGGCCGTCTCGCAGAGATCGCCAAGTTCTTGAAAAAGGAATATAAGGCGATTACCGGAGACACGCTGACGCTGACTCAGGAAGGTGAGCCACACATCCTGGTACAGAGAATCTCCAACTATCGAACAGAGCTTCAGGCTCACACATTCTATCGCATCGGTGGCCTCACGGATGTTGACGATGTAGAGGCAGGTTCTGATAAGGAGCGCCTTGACAAGGCTGTGCGTGATTGGTTGTCTCTTGGCCGAGGTGGTCGCCCCTCTAATGATACTCGCGATGAGTAAGTAAGATGATTTATGGCCAATGGTCTCACTAAAAAAGAGATACTAAAAGAAGTAATCAAGGCCGGCAAAGATCCGGTATATTTTACCACCAGCTATTGCCGCATTTCTCATCCTCAACGAGGGCTGATTCCGTTCAAAGCGTTTGATTATCAGCAGGAACTATTAAAAGATTTTAATGATTATCGCTTCAATATCATCCTTAAGGCGCGCCAGCTAGGTATTTCCACCATTACGGCAGCCTACATCGCGTGGCTTATGCTTTTCCACCGCGATAAGAACATTCTTGTTGTCGCAACAAAGCTGCAAACAGCCACCAACCTTGTAAAGAAAGTCAAAGCCATTATCAAGAACCTTCCGGATTGGATGAGGATCTCGGATATTGAAATTGATAACCGCACATCTTTCGAGCTTAAGAATGGCTCTCAAATAAAGGGATCCTCCACCTCTGGTGATGCAGGTCGTTCGGAAGCCCTGTCGCTTCTGGTGGTTGATGAGGCTGCTCACGTGGACAAACTCTCCGAGCTTTGGACAGCTCTGTATCCCACCCTGTCAACAGGTGGTCGCTGCATCGCCCTCTCAACTCCAAATGGTGTAGGTAACTGGTTCCATCAGAACTGCGTTGAGGCTGAAGCCGGGACAAATGCTTTCCATATGACTACTCTTATGTGGGATGTTCACCCCGACCGCGACCAGGAGTGGTTTAAGAAAGAAACCAAAAACATGTCCAAGCGCCAGATCGCGCAGGAGCTTGAGTGCAACTTCAACGTATCTGGCGAGACGGTGGTCCACCCCGACGACATTCAGTGGTTTTTGGACAGGATTACGACCCCAGAATATCGAACTGGCTTTGATCGTAATTATTGGATTTGGAAAAAGTACAATCCCGAAAAGCCTCATCTTATTGTCGCTGACGTCGCCCGCGGCGATGGCAAAGATAATAGTGCATTTCATGTGTTTGAGCTGGAGACAATGGAAGTGGTGGCAGAATATGTGGGCAAACCAACACCAGACGACTTCGCCGACATTCTCTACAACGTTGCGGCCGAGTACGGAAACCCTATGTTAGTCATAGAAAACAACAATATAGGCTTTGCAGTACTTAAAAAATTGAAAGATAAAGAGTATCCTAATCTATACCACTCTACTAAGGGAGATCATACCTACGTTGATCCGGTAACAGCACAGTGGCAGTCAAATGTGGTACCAGGGTTTACTACATCTTCTAAAACAAGACCACTGATTGTTGCGAAGATGGAAGAGTTTATGAGAAACAAACTAATTAAGATTAACTCTAATCGCCTGCTTTCAGAGATGAAAACTTTTATTTGGCAAGCTGGGAGACCCCAGGCGATGAGAAGTTACAATGACGATTTGGTGATGTCGTTCGCCATTGGCTGCTGGGTGAGAGATACAGTGATAGTAGAAAGCCAGAAGAATGTTGAGTATGACAAGCAGATGATTGCAGGAATCTCTACATCTAGAACGAACCTCTCCACAACCATCCCGGGGATGACACACCACAAGAGGAATACAGAGAAGAAAAGACAAGAGGAAGCTCAAGGTTTTACAAACCAATACTTTTCTTTGTTAAAAGGATAAACCATGGCCAACAATAACACTAGAAATACTCGCAATCCCGCGTCACCATTATTTAAGCGCCTGACCCGCATGCTTTCGGGCCCGCTTGTTAACTTCCGCGCCCAGCAGGCACGCCAGGAACGCCGAGCTGACCTAGACAAATATCGTTATCGCTTCCGCTCAATGAGTGGCCAGGAGTTCAAAAGACATGACAACAACATGTCCCAGAACTATAACCTTTTCACATCTGCTGCTTTCCGCGCCCAGAACCGCGCCGAGCGTTATATGGACTTTGAGCAGATGGAGTACATGCCAGAACTAGCTTCTGCCCTAGATATTTATGCCGATGAGATGACCACCTCCAACTCCTACGAGAAGCTGCTTACAGTTTCTTGCATGAACTTGGAAATCAAAACTATTTTAGAGTCTTTATTCTATGAAGTTTTGAATATTGATTTCAACTGCTTTGGTTGGGCGCGCAGCATGTGCAAGTATGGTGACTTCTTCTTGTATCTTGATGTTGACGAGAAGATGGGAGTTACATCTATTGTTGGTCTGCCCAACAACGAGATCGAGAGACTCGAAGGTCAAGACCCCACCAACCCCAATTATATCCAGTATCAGTGGAATGGTGGTGGCGTTACGTTTGAGAACTGGCAGGTCGCCCACTTCCGTATTCTTGGTAATGATCGACACGCTCCTTATGGTACGTCAGTGCTTGACCCCGGCCGTCGTATTTGGCGCCAACTCACATTGCTTGAGGACGCGATGATCGCTTATCGTGTTGTTCGAGCCCCTGAGAGGCGCATATTCCAAATTGATGTTGGTAACATCCCCCCACAGGATGTGGCGCAGTACATGGAAAAGGTTAAGACAGAAATGAAACGTAACCAGCTGGTGGATGCAGCTAACGGTCGCGTTGATCTTCGTTATAATCCACTGTCTCTTGAAGAGGATTATTTTATTCCAATGCGTGGTGGCGTAGGGTCGGACATCAAGTCACTCCCAGGAGCCGCTAGTCTAAACGACATTGATGATGTCAAATATATGCGCGACAAGCTCTTCGCAGCAATCAAAATCCCCCAGTCTTATTTGACTAACCTAGAGGGCGGCACTGAGGACAAGACAACACTGGCGCAAAAAGACATTCGCTTCGCCCGCACCATCCAGCGACTCCAGCGTTCTGTCATCACGGAGCTAGAGAAGATTGCAATCGTCCATCTTTATACCCTTGGGTTCCGTGGCCAAGATCTGCTGAGCTTTAACTTGTCTCTGAATAACCCATCCCGCCTAGCAGAGCTACAGCAGCTGGAGTATCTGCGAACCAAGTTTGATACAGCATCCGCAATTCCAGAAGGCACATATAGCAAGCGCTGGGTCGCTCACAACATCCTGGGACTTTCTGATGACGAGTTCCTCCGCAACCAGCGTGAAACATTCTATGATCGCAAGTGGCAGCAGTCCCTTGAGCAGGTGGCCGAGCAGGATGCTGTCGGGGAACTTGACGGAGCCCTTGGAGGCGCCGGTGGCGCTGACGACCTTCTGGGCGGTGGCGACGACCTCCTGGGAGGTGACGTCGGTCTAGGAGATGCTCCGACCGGCGACGTCCCGGGTGACGAAGCCCCAGAAGCCCCAGCCGAAGATGAGTCTCCGCTCCTCTCTGCTCCCGCCCGCGCCGATGATGGTCACATTAGTCGCTACAAGGCAGGCGGAACATACGAGAGAAAAGATGGCAGAGATGACTTGCGCTCTAGCTTGGGTGCCAACCGCAGAATCTTCCGAAACCAAGCAGTTCCGGAAAAGGCAAGTCTTCGCAGTGACCGATCGGTTAAGCCCGATGGAGCCATTCCAGATGTGACATTTGGCACGAAACGACGAAATGAAGCTATTTATAGTGATAGTGAGGCGACTTTACTAGAGAATACCCTTAGAGTTCGCCAACTTGTGGGAGAGCTGGAGAAAAAAGAGGCTAACAAAAATGAAGCATAATAAGAAAAGAAATACAGCATTTATCTACGAAACACTCGTTCGTGAGCTGACAAAAGCCATTGTTGACAAGAACTCTGAGAGAAAGGCTCAAGTAACCTCTATCATTAAAGAGTTCTTCTCCGCTGGTGCTATTCTGGCTGAACAGCTACAGCTCTACAATGTTCTATTAGAGACCAAGAACGTAGAGGCAAACATTGCAGAAAAGCTCCTTAATGAGTCAAAGGCTGCGCATCAGCGTCTTGATGAGAATACCATTTTCGATGCCCAGTCGCGCATCATCGCGGCCATCAACAAAGGTCTTGGTACCGAAGTGTGGTCCAATTTTGTACCCAACTTCAAAGCCCTCGCATCGGTTGATTCTATCTTCAACACAAAGACATCGGTCAAAAAACGAGTGTTGTTCGAGGAAGCCGCAGTACATCGAATGTCTGAGCGGACCACAGCCGAGCCACAGAACGACATGCAGCCGCTTGATAGTCTGACCTATAAGTCGTTCATTGGGAAGTTCAACAGCAAGTATGGCGATCTTCTAAAAGAGCAGCAGGATCTGCTCAACCGATATATCACCAGCTTTGCTGATGATGGCTTGGAGATGCGCCTGTACTTGAACGAGGAACTGTCGCGACTTAAGGGTGCCCTGGCTAACGCCGCAGAGAAAGAAACTGAGGCTGTCATAACAGAGAAGATTGATGGCGTTATCGGTTATCTCGACTCTCTAAGGAAGAGAGAGTTTGTAGATCAAGACCTTCAAAAGATTCTCAAGGCCCAGGAGTTGACCGGGGAGTTCACAACAGATGATATCAATTAAGATCGGAGGCCCCCAGGCCACAGTAGAGCTGAAGGCCCGCAAGGCGCTCGACGGCTCTCTGTTGATTATGGACCACAGCAAAATCGATATTGCTGTTCAGCCAACAACCATGAAGGTGGTTACCTTTCCCAAGTCTATTGCAACAGAGGATGTTTATGAATACCAAAATCGTCTCTTAGAGATGTTGGCGGATCAGGGCATCGTAGATAGAGCCTCCATTCAGGGTGGCAACGTATTTCGCTCGCTTGAGGGTGTTGTATTTGAGAGCGATGATGTCAACCCCATGCAGGCCGCGGTATTTGTTATCGCCGAGTTCCTTCAGACTGAAGCTGAGCACGATCGCATCGCTGATGAATATGAGCAAGAACTGGAAGATATGTACACACACCCCGATGACCGCAACTCCACGGAGTACGGTGAAGTACCACAATATGCACAGAAAGGTTCTATGCGTCCTGGCTACTACTATTACCCACTAAGGAACCGATACTAATGAAACTTATAATGGAAAACTGGAGGAGATTTTTGAAGGAAGGGGAAGTCCAAGAAGAGGGCTTGAAGGACATCGCGATGGCCGGAGCATTGGGCTTAAGTTCCCTAGCCGCCCCTGCACAAGCAGCAGACGCCCCGATAGATGATGCTCCCGTACAGGTTGATCAGGCAGAGTCTAGCTCCACCACACTGGATATTACCGTTCCAATGCGCGGCAGCCTGCAGAACGCCATGGACCGCGCTGGTGAGCAAGCTCGCCTTAAGGGTGCTGGTGAACTGAACACGGCCCCCGAGAATGTAACGGTACAGCGCACTGACGTTAAAATGGGTAGCGGCACTGTTACGGTATCCTTCAACGTCTCGGTAAAGAAGTCTGTAAACGAACAAGACGAAAGCATGTCAGCCTACGACCTTGGCGCAGAACTCAGAAATATACAGATGGACACGATGCACGCTCGAAGACTCGACAGCGAGCCGGCTGTAATAAGGATGATGGATGTTGTTAACATTTACGGCGATACTATTGAGAAAGCTGCTAAGGCTCTGGCTAACCTAGGTAAAGATGACTTAGCCAAGGCCCTCCGCGCTCAGCTTGAAAGGGCAAAAAATCACGTTGAAAAAGGGCAAAAAAAGGTTGCTTACAAAGACGAACCAGATGCCGCTGGTAAGCTTCAGAGCGGCGCCGAGAAATTTTATGCAATATTTGATGCTGCCGGTGATGCGCTGATGAGCGCCAAAAGCAGCGAAGAATAGAAAGAAGAGTTAATGGAACTATTACATTTTGTGCTTGCCGCTTACGGCATGACATTTATTATTATACACGGACACATCTTTAACAAGATTCGCCCACCGTGCAAATCAATGGGTGGCTTCGGCCGATTATTCCACTGCCATTTGTGCATGGGATTTTGGGTTGGAGTGTTTCTGTGGGGCATAAGTCCCTATACGGAACTATTTAATTTTGACTATACGCTCGTAGATGCATTTCTATATGGGTGTATTGGCGCTGGAACATCCTACTTTCTTAGTATGTTAGTGGATGATTATGGGATCCGTGTGGTCCATAAAGGAGGTGAATCATGAAAAAGTGGTTAATCCAGCCTGTCCGACGATGCTGCTCGGGTAGCATACTTTAGGTGGGGTCGAAAGGCCCCACGTTAAACTTTAAACTTTAAGGGAATTAAGATAATGGCACGTAGAAAAAACGTAAAACGAATAGACCCAAGGTACTTCTTGCACGAGACGGTCAATCGTGGCGAAGAGGCCACCCAAGCCGCCATGCGCGAGCTGCTCCAGAAAGCGTTGGAGATTCATGAATACACAGCACCGCTCTCCTACGACGGAATCGGACACGCAGTGGTTACCAAATCTGGTTCCCTCAACCACGATCAGCCGGCCTTTGGGGATAACGCCCTCGACGATGAGGACCTCGCCGGCTGGAAGAAACTCGAGAAGGAATTCGACGACCTCCATACCAAGATCTATGGGGAGTATGACGACGGTGATTTAAGATATATTGCCAACGCTTTAGCTGCAGCAGGCGCTTATAAATAAAGGATATTAATTAAACAGTGGCACAACTATTACGAGAATTTTATGAACTATGCGAAGGAGGCATATGCCAGGATCTTCTAACGGAGGCCGAAAAGCGCTTTGTTAAAGAAGGTGGTATGATGCTAACCGGTCGCTGCCAGCATGCCAATCTTCCAAATGGGAACAAGAGAGTGTACCCTCTTGAGGTCCTGCAGAGAGAAGTAAAGAGATATAAAGAAATTGTAGATGATAACCGCGCCCTTGGGGAATTGGACCACCCCGATTCATCGATTATCAACCTTGCGAATGTTTCACATATGGTTGTTAATATTTGGATGGAGGGGCCAGAGGTGATGGCTAAGTGCAAAGTTCTTGATACGCCATCCGGTCAGATCCTTCGTTCGCTAGTAGATGCAGGTGTTAAGATCGGTATTTCCTCCCGAGGCATGGGCTCCGTGCGAGAGCAGATGGGCAAGACTATTGTTGAGGATGACTTCCAGCTGATTTGTTTTGACATTGTGTCAGAGCCCTCAACCCCAAATGCCTTCATGGCTCTGTCTGAAGGCAAGCTCATGAATGAGCAAGTAGCCAAAACTAACAAAATCATCAATTTGATGAATGAGATTATCGGTGACTAATGAAAAAATCAGAATTTAAAAAACTTATTAAGCCCATCGTTCAGGAGTGCATTAGAGAGTCGCTCCTCGAAGATGGTGTCATCTCCGGAGTTATTGCGGAAGTCGTAAGGGGCATGGCGCCAAAGAGCACGCCGGTCCAGGCACCGCCAGCTGCAGATCCCGAACTTTCGCGCATGCAGCGTAACGCATTTAGTGAGAAGCAAAATGCTACCCTTCAGGAACACAGAAGCAAGCTGATGTCGGCGATTGGAAGAGATACGTTCAATGGCGTCGACCTATTTGAGGGCACCACCCCGGCTCCGGCCCAGGCCTCCCCCGCACAGCAGGCGGCCCCTCTATCCAGTCGCGCCCCTGGAGACGCTGGAGTAGATATTGGGAATATTCTCGGCGCCGTTGGGCGTAACTGGAATGCCCATATGAAAGAGACTCTGAAAGAAGAAGGAAAGTAAAGGCCCCCAATGTCAGCAAATGTACAGGTGCGCCTGCGGCGAAATGAGTCGTCTGATCGCCTGATTCGCCGCTTTATACGAAAGTGTAAAAAAGAAAAGGTTGTGGAGACGTACAGGGAGAAAACTGATTGCTATATCAAGCCATCGGTAAAGAAAAAGATAAAGCAAAAGAAAGCACGCCGCGAGCGCTTGAAGAGGCAAAGAAAAATAGATGCAAAATTGTTTAGATAAAACGATGTTTTGTGGTCTATTTAGTAGACGGAGAGAATAAACAATGGCAACATACAATTATCAGTCAGGCTTAGGTAATGCCGCGGCCTATCAAGTTTCGGGCATACCCTATGTATCGGGAAGCCTATCGGTCGTATCGAACGACCTGGTACTCAGGTTCCCTAGAGTGACCTCTTGGGTGCAAGTTATCAACAATGGTGACACGGACCAGCTTGTGGCTATAGGTTTTTCCTCAGGCGGCGTACGCGGCTTCAATAAGTATCCCCTTCCTCAGGGACAGTCCACAGGAAAGCTTGAGCTAAAAGTCACAGAGATGTATTTTAGTGGCACCTGCGACGACTTCTCCGTCATTGCCGGCCTTACTAGCATCCCTACAGATCAGATTGACTTAAGCAAGCAACTTTCCCCATCCGGCTCTAACTGGTCCGGCTCACTCATAGCGCAAGTGGGATAACAGCCAATGCCAACCGTAAATAAGGGGTGGGTCTTTGTAAGTTCCTCGGTAGCCACCACCACACCCGGGGGAGCCAACACACAGGTCCAGTTTAACGATGGGGGCTCGTTTGGTGGCGATGCTGACTTTACTTGGAATAAGGCCACCAACCGACTCACTGTCACAGGGTCAGCACGCATTTCCGGCGACCTTTCTGCGTCCGCAAATATCTCCGCATCCTCTTTTTATGGTGACGGCTCAAACCTGACGGGCCTCACTGCTAGTGCCGTCAATGTAGCCGATGGCCCCCAGTTTTCGCTTCAGTTCAGAAAAGACACTCCTATATCTGGTGAAATTTCTGGATCCGAAAACTTACACTTCGTTACAGCTTCGACCGATGAGTTGCATCTCACCGGTAACCTCTATGTTAAAGGCAATGCCTTTATCGGCAACGGCACTGGTGGCGGCAGCATATTTGTCTTGAATGACACTAACACTCGCATTCGCTTTGGCCCGAATGGTGCCGACTCTATGTCGATCGAAGTCGGTGGTAAGCGAATGTTTCTGGCAGATGAAAATGGTACAGATCGGGTCATTTTAGGTACGGATTCAACAGACAACACCATCCTATCGGGTAACCTGCTAGTCTGTAACGGGACAGCTTCAATTTCTCACCTTAGTGGGTGTTCGAACATCAATGTTCTTTCCCCCATGTCTTCGTCCTTCCCGATATCTGCATCGTCTTTCTTTATAAATGGTGTCCCCGTTTCGGCCGGAGGCACCCCTGGCGGCTCAACCGGTCAGGTACAATTCAATGATGGTGGCTCTTTTGGAGGAGATGCTGACTTCAAATGGAGTAAAACAGCCAACAGACTCACCATTACAGGCTCAGTACATGTCTCTAGCTCCAATGCGGCGCCAAATGAGATCATTATTGGTAATGGCAGCACACGCCTCATTGGTATGGCCGAAGACGATGGCGACTACCTTCAGCTCGCTAACGCAGCAGGAGCGATTGCTTTTTCGTCTTCCGCTGGCTTCGAGTACGTTGGCGGCGGCTCGGCTGGCTTAGAGCTAATCGGTGTCTCAGGCCTCAAACTCTATGGCGACGAAAACGGTGACAAACTCAGTGGCTCGTTCCTCAAGTCCGGTGTTATTTCGGGCTCAAGTCTTACACTCGCCGGCGCTGTCACTTCCTCTCTGGGCATTTCAAAGTTTGCTACAGTGCAGGTAGCTGATCTCACTGCTGGTCGAGTTCCAACTGTTGGTCCGAGTGGCAAGATTGTAGATCAAGAGGCTCTTACCTTTAACGATGATGGTCTTGGTGGTGGTAAATTTTTCCAGGTGCGTGACAAGGGCCCAGGTGGGAACAACTTCACAGGAATCATGGCTAAGACTGCCTCTATCTCTGTTCTCAATGCTGCTGAAAGCGGCCTTCTTGCTTATCTAGGACATGATGGTAAGGTTTCTGCATCGTCGGATATTGAAGGCGCCGGTGCTCTTAAGATTGCTGGAGTCTCGACCCTGGGCGGTAACGTAACTACAAACGGTAACTCGGTCACGCTGAATAGCGACGTAACCGTTAACTCTGCCAAAACCCTCAACGTTCAGAAGATCAGTAGTTCGGCCGGAGTAGTCTGGACTCTTCCATCAACGGCTTCCCAGGCAGTCTTGTATTTTGCCGGCTCAGGCAAGGACTACTTTAAGTTTGACACCCAAGGTCGAAACGTTGTTATCGGTAGCAATTATGCCTCTACTAATGTCAGCGGGCGATTTTTGGTGTCTGGAGCTGCAACATTCGGAAGCAGCCTAGAAGTGTGCAGCCATACTGCCTCGATTGCCCACTTGAGTGGTTGTTCAAACATCAACGTTCACTCTCCCATTTCTTCTTCGTTTACTATTTCCGCTTCGGCGTTTTACCTTAATGGCGCAGCGCTTTCTGCCGGCGGAGGTGGCAGTCCGGGAGGCTCCGATGGCCAGGTCCAGTTTAACAACGGCGGCTCCTTTGGAGGTCTCAATACCTTTACCTACGACGACGATGGCCTCGGCGCCGGAAGATTTCTTCAGGTGCGCACCAAAGGACCGGCTGGTAACAACTTCACAGGAATCGTGGCCAAGACTGCCTCTATTTCCATTCTAAATGCAGCTGAAGATGGGCTTCTAGCATATCTGGGCCATGATGGTAAGGTCTCTGCATCTTCTGATATTGAAGGCGCCGCCGCACTTAAAATTGCCGGTGCAACAACTCTTAATGGAACGTTAACAACAAATGGCAGCACTGTCACGCTCAACAGCGATGTCACTATTAATTCTGCTAAGACGCTTAATACTCAAAAGATTAGTAGTTCCGCCGGTGTGGTATGGACACTGCCATCAACAGCTTCGCAAGCTGTATTGTATTTCGCTGGCTCGGGCAAGGATTATCTTAAGTTTGACACTCAAGGTCGAAACATTGTTATCGGTAGCAATTATGCCTCCACGAATGTAGCCGGGCGATTCCTCATCTCAGGTTCGACTACCTTTGGGGATAAGTTTACTGCCCCCGCTGCGATGATCGGTAAGTCTACAGATCCCAAGGTTACTTTTGACGCACACTATACAGGCTCGCTTAGTCCAGTTAATCTTAGCAACGATACCGGTGGTGGTGACGTTGTTTATTTCGGCACCTCGTCGGCAAACTTGGTTGCAGGCGGCCTCTATTATCTCACAAAGGCCAATGGCTGGCG